CACAACAGCGATGTAGAGCCTGTAATCCTTATGGAAGGAGCACAAGGCTTCTGGCTTGATCCTGATTGGGGTGATTATCCTTATGTTACTTCTAGTCATTGTGGAGTAGCCGCTGCCCTTCTAAATGGTGTTAATCCTCGCTCTTTACGTAATGTCTGGGGCATCGCAAAAATTTATGAGACCTATGTTGGCAAGAAACAATTTCAACCAAATAACCCTATATTTAGCCACATTCAACAGGCTGGTGCAGAGTTTGGAGCAACCACTGGTCGCGTTCGTCAATGTAATTGGTTAAACATGCAGCAACTTAATCAGGCTATTCTTATGAATGGTGTGAATAAATTAATTTTTAATAAGATGGATGTGTTGAGAGAAGTTGGTCGCTGGGGCGTTAATAATCCAAACATTTCTTTTAAGAATGAAGAAACCGTTAGAACTTATCTTCGTGACACTGTGCCCTCTTGTGTCGATGAAATTTTCTTTTCTGATTCACCAGAATTTGTTTGACTTTAATCATCGCATTTGATAATATTATAAAGTAATTAAAGGAGTTACAATGTCTAATGACAAGCAGGAATACGTAAAACAATATATTCGCTCTTTAGGTTCTATTGAGGATGCTATGGAACCATATAAAGAGCAAAAAAGAGCACTCCGTCAGGAATTTAAGGATAATGGATGGCTTGATACAGATGAAATTAGAGCAGCTGTGAAAGCTTATCGTTTATTCAAGGGGAACATTGATATTGATAAGTTGCTTGAAAGTTACAATACGATTACTGGAAATGGAGGCGAAGAGTGATTATCGAATATTTCAAAACTCGCGATAATGTAATTACGCCAGAGAGAGCCAATCCTTCTGATGCTGGACTAGATGTTTTCTTTTGCCCTTCTGATGGAGAGTCCATCTATCTAAAGCCGGGAGACACTGCATTATTTCAAACCGGGCTTAGATTTGGTGTGCCCCATGGTTACATGCTTGAAGTAAAGAACCGCTCAGGTAATGCTTCAAAGCGCTCTCTTCTTGTGGGTGCTTGTGTTGTTGATTCAGGTTATGACGGAGAAGTATTTGTAAATCTTCATAATGTAGGCAATAAGGTACAGTTAATTGACCCAGGAACCAAGATCGCACAAGTTGTTTTAATTCCTGTTGTTCATTTTCGCGCTCGTCAAAGCGATAACGAAAACCTTTACAATTACCCGATGACAATTAGTAATCGTGGAGATGGAGCACTTGGGAGCACTGATGGATAAGACTACACGCGAAACCATGTTTAGTTCTAAAGATTTAGAATGGGGAACCCCTCAACATTTCTTCCACAGGCTTGAAGACAAGTTTGGAACTTTTACTCTTGACCCTTGTTCTAACCAGTCAAACTATAAGGTTCGTAATCATTTTACTGAAGAGGATGATGGACTAACCCAAGATTGGGGAGGGCATCTAGTATTTATGAATCCTCCTTATGGTCGTGTTATTAAGGACTGGATTAAGAAGGCTTACGAGGAGGCTCAGAAAGATAGCACTACTGTTGTCGCCCTCATTCCTGCTCGAACCGACACACGTTACTGGCACGATTATGTTATGAAAGCACAGGCTGTTTACTTTGTAAAGGGCCGCTTGAAATTTGGAAATGGCAGCAACTCTGCGCCTTTTCCATCTGCAGTTGTTGTTTTTAACGGCGATGATTCAGGTTTCCCTGCCATTGGGATGATGAAAGCAAATGAATAGAAAAGAGAGAAGAGCAGCCGCTGCCCGTCGTCGCAAGGGTGATCCAGAACAGGCAATGACGGATAAGATTGCTATGTTTGGTAAGCTACCTAAACAATGCTCTGCTTGCGACAAAAAGTTTGACAAGCAGAGCAAAAACATGGTATTCTCTTGGAAGGTGGTCGTTATGGGTGAAAGAGTAAGTCTTTTTTGTCCAGAGTGCATTAGTAAAACACAGCAAGTTATAAAGGAGAACACCGATGGTAAGTAGGATTAGTAAAGGGGCTATTCAAAAGCTCTTGAGCGGCAAAACAAAAGAGCCTTTTATCGCTGTAATTAAAGTTTATGGAAATAACTGTCACTACTGCCACGAACTAAAAGAACAATACTCTGCTCTTTCAGATAAGTTTGATGATGTTTTGTTCTTTGCCTTTAATATTGCTGATTACTTGGAGCTAGAAAAGATTCTAGACTTTGAAGGAGTGCCAACCATTATTTTTATTCAGAATGATGGCAAGACTCCAAAAATTAGGGTATGCCCAGAGCCAAATGACCCACATAGAAAAACTTGGTATACTGCCAAGGGTATTGAAGAATTTATTAACAAGGAAAGAATGTAATGTATAAGAAAACTCTTTCTCTTGATGATGTTCTTTTAGAGCCCAGATTTTCAACTATTAATTCAAGATCTGAAATTGATATCTCAACTGAACTTTCTCTTGATTTGTTATTGGAACTTCCTATTATTTCTTCTCCTATGGATACCGTTACAGGACCAGAGATGGCTGTTGAGATGGGCAGAGCTGGCGGTCTTGGCGTCCTTCATCGTTATGCTTCGATTGAAGAACAGATTAAGTGGATAGATTTTTGTGTTAAGAAAGGTTGTGATGTTGGAGCTGCTGTTGGAGTTTCAGGTGACTTTCTTGATAGAGCACAAGCATCTTACTTTGCTGGAGCGAAGGCCCTTTGTATTGATGTTGCTCACGGGCACCATACCAAAGTTAGGGATGCCATTAAAGAAATACGTGATAGTCTCGGCGATGTACCACACATTATGGCAGGCAATGTAGCGACAGCAGAGGCTTTCAGAGATCTATCAGAATGGGGCGCTAATAGTATTCGTGTTGGTATTGGAGGGGGATCCATTTGCTCTACCAGAATCCAAACGGGTCACGGCATTCCTACATTCCAATCTGTGTTAGATTGTGTGCCAGTTGCTTCTGAGTACAATGTTGCTCTTATCGCTGATGGTGGCATTAGAACTAGTGGAGACATTGTAAAATTACTTGCTGCCGGCGCAGATGCTGTGATGTGTGGCTCTTTGCTGGGTGGAACTGAAGAAGCGCCAGGGAAGACACTAGAAGACCCTGATGGTCGCCTGTGGAAGGTTTATAGGGGTATGGCTAGCAAGGAAGCACAAGTGGACTGGAAGGGCACCTACAACTCTTATGAGGGTGTAACCTCTCGTATCCCTTGCCGCGGCCCAGTAAAGAATGTTTTAGCGGACCTTGAAAGAGGTATTCGTTCTGGATTCAGCTATTCAGGAGCAAGAGACCTTACCGATCTTTTTGTTCTTTCAAAGTTTATTTGCCAAACATCTGCTGGCCTTATTGAAAGCCAAACCCACATTGTTAATAGGAAGTGGTGATGGCTGATAACTATGGACAGATGGAAAAGCGTGTTGTGTTTATGGAGAACGATCATAGGCACGCACAAATGGTATTAAAGTTAAAATACCTGCGACTTACGCAAGCAGCATTCTTCCGTCACATTATTTCAGGGCTTATTAATGACGATCCAAGAATTGTTGAATTTACGAACGAAATTGCGCTTACTAGCAAAACTAAAAGAGATAAAGCGGAGAAAGCACAAAGAGAAGGACAACAAAACTTAAAAGACTATGGTCTCTCCGAGGGGGATGTTGAAGATATCTTTGATATGATTGAACAGGAGTTCCCAGACCTATGAGAGAATGTTCTACAAAATGTATGGATACAACAACACCTTGCAAAGAGAAAGAATGTAAACATTGGCTAGATTATAAAAAAGAGTATAATTGCGGACTCATATCTATTTATATTAACGGACCAATGACTCTCAGACAAATCGCTGAGCGCATGGGCATATCTTATGCAAGGGTAAAACAAATTGAAACGAGTGCTCTAAAAAAGATACGCAAACACATTAAACAAAACAAATTAACTTTTTAGGCATTTATTAAATAATTTTACTATTTACATTTGAGTTTATTTTTTAAGGAGAATTATAATGGCTCGTAAGACACTTTTAAACGAATCTGAGATTCGTCGCTTCATGAA